GAACCCAATCGCCACCCCACCCCAGAGGCTGTAGATTCTACTCGCATTGCAAAACTACGTCCGCGTAATCTTAAATGCACTTGGTCTGTAAACTGCTCAACAGGGACCGACGCTGACTTGGTAACAGCACTCGATGTTGACTGTAGGTAATTGCCTCCAGGAAAGTTACGTGTTTTTACTGTTATGTTTGCAGAGGGACTACCTGCTGTTGATCCTCTAAATGTAAGATCTGGAATCATTCTTTTTATAAGAGAAAACTGATCGCCGTCTCCTAAATCAATTTGACTTGATTCAATGTATGCGGTTAATGCAGATCCATCATCATCAAAGCCTGTCTCTTGTGAGTACAAATAGTTATTAGGGCCTGCCGCGATTGGCTGTTCAAAAATCCCCCTATCCATCCAGAAGCTACGAGACATCGTACCAAAATACCAAACTTTTTGTTCGTAATTATAGACCACATATCTATCGTTATTTGTGCTAGAAGCAGAGGGATAAAACCACCAGATTTCAGAAAACGATGTATTACTTGAAGCAACAATTTTTTCTCTTTGTTCTAAATTAATGTCACTAAAAATGTAATCTCGAACAGAACAAGGAAGACGCTGCACCGTACCGCCATATACATAAAACTCTTTAAGACCCATCCAAAACACGTTGTCTTCCACCGCAACCGCAGACAATGGACCCATTGTGGTAATGTTTTCTGATACTAAATTAATACCAAAAGTAAATGGTGGCCCTAAAAACTGCATGGCATACAAGGATTCGTCGGTGTAAACTAAGATCTGCTGTCTTGTTTCTATAGCTGTAAGTATCTCTGAACCAGAACCGAGACGCAACTCTCCTGCTGTATTGGTCGCTGTGGATGCCCAGTCGGTTAAAGATTCTTGGGAAGAGAATCGTATAGCCAACGGATCTTGGACACCCGGATTAGCCTCTGTGTCACAACCAAATGCTATGATGTGTCGGTCTCGGTCTGATACCAAAACTTGTTTTGCAATAGTTGGTGCGCTAGTAGACCCTGTTAAAGAATCTAAAGCCACCGCTCTTGTATTAAAACCACTTGTTTTATCCCAATAGTATATACCGCCATTACGCACATTAATTAGAAGGTCTTCACCAAAATTATCATGTGTCCAAATTCGTAACGTATCTGTTTCTATGCTAGTGCTTGCGGCACTTCCCCATGTCCCGCGTCCCCATGTTCCTGCGCCCCATCCAGTTCCATATACTACCGAGTCAAGCCCTATGTTTAATTGATATTTTGCAACACTTGTTACTCCTCCATCCCCAACGTCTGAGCTATTTGCAACAACAGGTGTCGGGACAAGTTGACCATTAACAGTAATGTCTTGTATTGACGTATTTGCTAATCGAGCAACAAACGTAAAAGTTTGTGCAGAGGGAACAGATGCTATCTCATATTCTTGATTGAGAACATCTGCTGTAATATTACCACCTAAACTATCTACACCAGAAAAAGTAACAAAAGATCCTGTTGTTGCCCCATGTGCTTCATTCACAGTCACAGTTATTGTTGAAGATCCGTTTGTTGCTGAAAAAGAAAGATCGTCAAATACTGTTACGTTTTGACTTGATGTGCCTACTGAACCAACGGAAGAAGTAGCCGAAACTCCAGTCACACTGACGGACTCATCAAGATTACCTGAAATACTTACCTCTCCAACAGACCCTGTAAGCGCAGGTGTAAACAGACCAATTATTTCATTATCATTTACGCTAACTAAAACAGAACCCACCACCGCTGAACCGCTGACTCCTGTTACATTTGCTACGTTATCATTTTTTGTTATTTCGCCAACGCCCGTTGTAGCAGACACTCCGACAACACCTATAGTAATAGAACTATTTAGTTCATTCGTAAGACGAAGGGGAGTTATATCACTAAAAGAACCGCTATCTTGATTTATATAATATTTAGCTGATGTGCCAATACCAATAAGGCGACTATTATCTAAACCTACCCAAGGGTGCATAGCTCTTGCTGTTCCTAAATAGGATGTAGGGGTAAACTTCTCCCAACCACCAATCTTCTCAGGCATACCAAAGCGAAACCGCACTTTGTCTACGTCAAACCAACCGCCCTCGTTAGTGTAAGAGGTAGTCTCTCGATTGACACCTGGTCGGAATTGAAGTTTGGTTAGTGGCATTTAGCATCCTATGAGTTAAGTGTAGTCAAATCATCCCAAACACGTTTTGCGTGTGCAGCCGCATCAAAAGCTACTGTTTTTTCTGGATCACTCGGATCAGGGTCTGTCCAATTGTTTGATGAAGCCTGTGCAGCAAGATATGTTTGTAAATCAGATTGAGAGCTTACTTCTTCTATTGCATTAGAAATATCTGCGCCATCGTCTGATATACCGATCATGATCCAATCTTGCGGACTAGCCGTGCCGCTATCAGCAACCGCATACATACCACTTGTTAACTGCGTTACCCCAAACTTTAACCAAGTTGGTATCGTGCCATCTGATTCAAGTCTATACTTTACTACTTTATGCGCCATCTGTCTTATCCTCTAGCTGTGGAGTATTAGTCAAAGATGTTCTGTCCATGATATCAAAACCACGACTGTTTGCAAAGTCTGTTGGACAATGCGCCCACTTTTCTGCACAAGCCTCCAACCACTGTACTGTGTGATGATGCTCTGGTGCTTTACCTTCTTTGATAATAGAGTTTTCCCACTGCAAATATGAAAACACCTCTGCCTGTGCTTGCGCTGCGTTGATGCCTAGATCAAAAATATAGATAAGGTTGCCCTCATCTATCTGACCGTTACGACTCCTAGCTGCGTTTAATGCTTGCTTCATACAAGTCATAATGTGGTACTTGATTTCTTCTAGCTCATAGTCTTCTTCAGAAAGCTCATCCTTACCGATCTTCTTCATAAGGTTGTCATACTGATTGCTAAAGAAGTTAAGCTTTCTCACTGCTCCTTCTACATATCCACGAGAGCTTGCCGCCTGCGCCTGCTTTTCGTTTATCTTTACCTCTAACATTTCACGCTCAAGGTCATCTGTCTCGGTCTCAAGCTTACGCTCAAGCTTTTTAAGCTTCACCTCTTCTTTTTTCATTTTAAAATAAGATTCTTGTAAAGCTGCTTTGGTTTTTTCAATCTCAGCTAGGCTGTGCTTAATAGAACGAATGGGTGTAATTGCAGTGACGTCAAGCGTAACGCTCATCATCTGGGAATGTGACTTGTAAAAGTTACTGGAAGCTTGAGCTATTGCAGGTGCTTTATCTTGTATATTTGCCAACATTGATTTGTATTCAGGCTTAGATTGTGGAAGCTGAATGTTAATGTCGGATGTAGTTATTGCTATGTCTTTTGTTGTATCTTTGGGCATTATTCAGGCTTTTTTGGCATGGTGTGAGTATGAGGCCATCCTGATGCGGTTGGCAAGTCTCTAAGTGCCTTACGATATGTAACCCACTCAGCTTTCTTTTCTGTAGTCAAGGCGGTATCAGCCATTTGTGTCCAATCAGATTCAGCAAGTAATGATGTTCGAGTGCTTCTTGCACTTTCTGCTACTTCGGCATCAATACGAGCACGGTATGCTGTGGTTTGAGCATCAACTGTTTGTACCTTACCATCTTCGTCTGTGTATTCAGTAAACACTGGCCCAACAGAATTAACGGTCATCCAATTGCCGTCAGAATCTTTTTCAACACCAGAACGAAAACTAAACTCGTAAGGCGGTGTTATGTCGGCTTGGGCACTCTCCATAACAGGATCCGCACCAAGACCATCTAAGCGTTCCTTTGTGAGCGTTGGTTCTAAAACAGGACGAGTTTTCTTGTGCATGGTGCGGAAAGATATTTCCGTCATCACATTTCCTGTTTCTCTTATTCTTATTAGTCCCATGACTAAACTCCTTTCTTATGCGATTGCGTAGAAGATGTAATTTGCACTACTGACATTAAACGCGTTTTTAGATATTGTGCTTACTCCAACGATAAAACCAGAGTTGTGTGGATCAATAAAATCATAACCTGTCGTTTGTGCGAGAGGGCTTTCCAATTGTAATCTTGGATCATTTCCTGCAACAAGCCCTCTCCTTGTATCAAAAAATTGCCACGCACCTGCACTATCTGTGCGTTTTATTAAAACAAATCGCGCTCCTGACGAAAAACCACAATCAATAACTTTTGAACCATCTTCGGTTCCATCGCCAGTATAGCCTCCCACCTTGGATACACCTGATTTGGTAGCGAAAAGGTAGGCAATGTACTTATAGCTGCTGTTATTGACTGCAGACGCATTACCTAGTGTAAATACACTCGCAGTAGGTTCAGTGTCATTCCAATATCCATCTGTATTATTAGCTCTTGCATCGGTTAAATTTAAAAACATAAAATAATCAGACGGATTAGTAGAATCCATATCCTTATGATACACAACCCAATTACCACTAAAGTCTCTACGCTTCACCCACATCATTTCAGGCACGACACCTAAACTATGTGATACAGTTGCACCTGCTGTATCTTGCCCTGTGTAAGCAACCACATCAAAATAGCCAGGTGCACGCTTCCACTGCCATGAGTAGAAACTAGAACTACCACCCGATGCAAGAAAACCATTCATGTAATCAAAGTTAAAATTAGCATTACTTGATTCTGCATCAGTAGTGCTTGTTTTTAAAAACTTGCCTTGCGTTAATCTTGCAGCAATCCTCATATCGTATGAGGTATCAACATTTCTATTCATTGCCATGTCAGATGCAAAGCTAGTTTGGAATTTAGGCTCTCCCGATGATGTCCAAGTGGTAACATCAAACACCTCAGTCGCACTTGTAGGCTGCGCAAGTGGACCTCTGCGTATTGCCATGTAAACAAATGTACCACTGCCTCCTCCGCCTCCTCCTGCTGCACCCACGACTTTAAAACCTGTTGCTGTTGGAAATGGATTATATTCTGCATTTTCTGCATTAGATAAATTCCAACGTAGTTGATTGGAGTTGTCACCTGCGGCGAGTACTGAAGCAGGGGTACTACGCATTTCATCAACAACACACCAATTACCTGAAGAATCCGTTCTTTTAAACATCATAAACTGCGGCTCAAACCCTAAATCAACTTCAACACCTGATCCACTATTTGTAAACGATCCACACTTGATAATATCAGCATCACCATTAGGGCCGAACTCACCGTCACCGTCATTGTGGGCGAATAGGTAAACTGTGTATTGAGAGTTAAGATAATTAACAGAAGTAGCATTCCCAACCGTAAACTGAGTATCTGTTGGGCTTGTGTTGTTCCAAGCGGTTGAAGAAGTTTGAGACGTTGTTGTTTTATTTAACTCTAGATATTTAGTATTTCCTATATCCTTGTGGTAAACCCAGTAATCGCCAGTAGATTGGCCTAACACTATCATCATAGCAGGAACAACACCAAGATTATGACTTATAGTCTTACTAGTATTTCCATCTCCAGTATAATTTACGACATCAAAGAACTTTGGAGCACGTCTAAATGACCACGTTACATAATCAATACCACTTTCATCTGTACCATTGCTGTCAGTTCTCCCTGAAGTTGTAAATCCTGTGCTAGTAAAGGTAAAGCCAGGTTGACGTGTAGCTAAACTTCCAGCAACATTACTTTCCCACGCTTTCTGAACGACAGGAAATGTCGATCCAGTGCTTGTTTCACTATCAAAAAGACTGTGATCATTATTTGTAGCGGATGTCCTAGCTTTAAGCCAAACCACACCACCTTCGTTAAGAAGGTCAAGTCCATTATTAATTGTTTGTTGAGCGCCAGTACCAGTATATAAATAAGTGCTAAACACCTCGTCTACATCAGTTGATACACGCCCCGCCGTAGGCCATTTGTTTTTCTTCTGAAGCTCCACAACTTCATCTAAAGACCACACCCCTGGAGCAGAAGTTGTTTCTAGATTATTAGCAGGCTCAACAGCCGTGGCTCTAATTATATTCGCCTCGTATCGTTTATCAGACATTATGAAAGTCCTCCGTGACCGTTGGAGCAGGCGGATAGCCCATATTTTGCTTCTGTCAGATCACCGTAATCTGTTGCATTTCCAACAGTTGTAAAAGTAATAAAGTCAATGACGTTGCTGTATGCTGAACCTGTGTAGCCCCCACCAAACAAAGCAATAGTGGTTGACGAAGCCGCACTACCGCTATTTTTAGTCTGCGTCTGATTACCAAAATCAGTGGCGTTACCTGTTGATGCTATCTCTACATAATCAATAGTATTTACAGGATTGGCAGCAGTACCGCCTCCAAATACTGCTCGTGAAGGTGATGATGCCCCATCAACGAAGTATCTAGCTTGCGTTAAATCACCAAAATCAGTTGCGTTGCCAGTAGAAGCTATAGTCACATAAGAAATATTGTTTACATAGCTTGACCCAAATACGGCACCGCCAAACATTAAACCTCTAGTTGAGTTAGCCGTTGCACCACCATAACGCCAAGCAATAGTGTTGTCTCCAAAATCAGTTGCGTTGCCAGTAGAAGCTATAGTTATATAGTCGATTTGATTGCTATAATCAGAACCACTTGCAATCAATCCTCGTGTTGAATTTGATGACAAAGTAAACGCATTCCCTGGTGAAAAATTACTGTCACCAAAATCAGTGGAATTACCTGCTGTGGCAAACTCTACATATTCAAGCGTTGGTGCATTTAAGGAAATAACTGCTCTTGTTGCAGAACCCAAAGAGCCTGTGTTGGATTGAGATTGGGATAAATCACCAAAATCAGTGGCATTTGCTGCTGTTAAAATAGAAACTTGCTCTATTGTATTAACCGTTATTCCTGTATTACCACCTGAAAAAAGAGCTAAAGGAGGTGGTGGATCAGGCCAAGCACTAGCATTCTGCATCTGCGTTGTGAGCGACCATACACCTTGATAATTGGGCATAATGAAAGTCCTCTCTATTGAACCTGTGCTGCGGTATTACTCCCGCCACAAGATCTAGTTCTTGATATAGTTAGGTCTGCTCCCCAATCAGTCGCATTACCTGTGGAAGCTATCGTTACTTGGTCAAGGTCTGATCCCCTCGTAATAACGGCTTTTGTGCTTGTTGCAACGGCAGTAGAAGCATAAACTCCTGACCCTAAGTCACCAAAATCGGTAGCATTTCCCCCTGATGATATAGTAACATAATCTATTGTATTATAATTGCCTCCACCACAAAACAACCCTCTTGTAGAACTCGCACAACCCGTAGATTCATTTCTTGCTACAGTTAAACTACCTGTATCAACTTCGTTGCCTGTTGAAGCAATCGTTACATAACCAAGTGAATTTCTGTTACTACTTCTGTAACCGCCTCCAAAAAACCCTCTGACATTATTAGAAAGCCCTGCTACACCGCCACGAGGGTCGTTTAAATTTCCAAAATCAACAGCATCTCCTGTTGATGCATTCGTAATATAAGAGATATAATCATCGTTATTTGAATATACTCCATCTTCTGTAGGCAACGCTATAACAGATCTTGTGCCATTTGTAATCGGGGTATTATTTCCTTGACTTCGTCTAACATTTGCATCACCAAAATCTGAAAAGGTTCCCGTAGACGCATATGTTGTATAATCCATTGTTACATTTGAAGTAAATGAAACGTCTCCCGCACAACAAATAAATCTTGTGCCAGAACCTGCCCCGCTTGAATAATATCTTCCGAGCGTCAGATCACCAAAATCAACCGCATTTGTTGCTGAAGCCAAACTAAAAGAATCTACTGTTATGATGTTACCATTAGCCCCTGCTATTAAAGCAACTTGCGCGGCAGGCGCTACGCTTGTGCTTGCATCACTAGGCGCAGAGTACCCAAACGCATTAATTGCCCAGACGTTAAACGTGTAGGCAGTGCCGTTAGAAAGACCAGTGACTGTAATCGGTGAGCTTGAACCTGATGCACCAATTCCAGAAGGATTTGACTGCGCTCTATATCCAGTAATTGCAGAAGCACCAACATCAGTCGGCGCTGTAAAGCTTACTGTTGCCTGTGCATCACCTGCGGAAGCACTTACCCCCGTAGGGCTATCTGGTGCATTTAGCCCATCTTGACCTATAAAGC